AGAGGTGCTTATCCACAGTTTAGTTATACCTTTGCTACTAATTTAAAAGAAGAAGGTGTTGGTAAACAAATATGGAAAACAGGTGGCAATATAAGAGGTAATGAAGCTTATATGTTATGGGGTAGAGCAAGAGACGGATCAGAATCCCCTGCTGTTTTGAAATGGATTAAAGAAAGAGAAGCATGGGCAGCTAGACATTTTAGAGACGGACAAGCCTTTAGAAGTGGAAGCAAAGAGCCTAACTTATCTAATGTTGCAGGTATAGTTGCACAAATTAAATGGGGTGTGATTGGTAACTTAGGTGAACAAGGCATGAAAGATGTCATACTTGAGTTAACCAAGAAGCTTGAAGGCAGAAAAGAATTAGAAGACTTTACACCTATTGATGATGATAAACACATAAGTGTAATAGAAGATGAAAAACAAGTTTCTGCAAAAGTAAAAGCAGCGTTACAAAAAAAGGTAGATGACCATAACGAAAAGCATGGTGACAACCCAAAGAAAAGAGCAACACTAAGAATGTTAGAAGCAGTCTTTAGAAGAGGTGTTGGTGCATATAGAAACAACCCTGCTAGTGTAAGACCAAATGTTAGTGGTCCTGACCAGTGGGCATATGCTAGAACTAACAGTTTCTTGTTTGCTTTGAGAACAGGTAGATTTCAAGGTGGCAAACATGATCAAGATTTATTTCCAAAAGGTCACCCTTTATCATCTAAGACCTGACTTATAAGTTTCATTCATTTATCTTGTGAGTCAGGCAACCCAACATAAACGCATAAGAAGTCTAAGACAGAGAAGAATATCTGAACGCAACGAGATAAGACAACAACTAATATTAAGAAACAATTTAGAAAAAAGGTTTTTTAAAAGATTAGATACTTTATTTAGAAAGTTTGTAAGAGTTCAAATGCACCTATACAAAGAGTATGGGATATATCAAGAAGCAACAGCAGTACAAATACTTAACGAAGACTTTATACCCTTAATACAATCACACTATCGTAGAGTATTTAAAGCTATCTATGATTTTAACGAAAAAAAGTATCAAGATAATTTTAAACAAGATGCTGTAGTATTTGGTAGAAGCTTAGACTTTGAAAATGTTGTTAATCAGTATTTTAATACAAGACAACTAATACTAACTGGTATCAGTGTTCGTATGGCAAATAGAATATCTAAGATCATAGAACAGGGTAGAGCAGATAATCTTACACTTCCACAAATAGCAAAACTTGTATCAGATAAGTTTTTACCAATAAGTAGAGCAAGAGCTGCCTTGATTGCTAGAACCGAAACACATAGTGCAGCTTCTTTTGCAAATCATTCCTATCATCAAACAGTACAAGAAGATTTAGGTATGAAGATGTTAAAGAAATGGGTTGCAACCAATGATGGTAGAACAAGACCAACTCACGCTGCAGCTAGTGGTCAAATAGTAGATATGGACGAAGACTTTACTGTTGGTGGTGTGCCAATGGGATTTGCAGGTGATTCAAGAGGTGGTGCAGCTAATGTTATAAATTGTAGATGCGTTATTGTTTATGCTGATGAAAGAGATATGGAATAAAAAAAGGCTCAGTAAAGAGCCTTCTTTAAATTATTTTTTTATCTATATTTATCAGGTAACTCGCCTATACCTAGATATTCAGGATCATTTTCATATTTGGCAGTATAATCAACACCATAAAAATAATCTCTTGGTTTTAAACCTAAAGGTTTTAAAATTTCTTTGGTCAACTTTTTGGCACAAACAGATCCAATGGGATATAGATACATATCTCCACCATCAAATAAAGAGATAATTAAAGTATCTTTTTTATTTGCCATGCAACCACCACCCATAACCATGTGAAACATAACTCTATCGTTTACAGGTCTGCCACAACAAGAACATTGACTGCCACTTTCTTGAAGTTTTTTGCTTCCTTTGTTCCAATTAGACTGCCACTCTTCATTTGATTTAGTAGTATTAGGTATATCTATAATTGGTTCGCATTTAGATTTTATAAACTCCCAATCATTTCCGTTAAATAATTTTTCTTCTGCGATCAGACTATCTATATCTTTTGCTGTATATTTTAGTTCAGTCATTTTTATTACCCTCTATTTTTTCTAATATTACTGATAATCTATGAAGTCTTGTTAATGTATCTTCAATAGCTTGATAAGTTTTATATCCCCAAACAGAACTAAGTAATGCAAATTCATTATTAAATTCTTCCTCATTACAAATAGAACATTCAAGAGCAGAATATAAAGCGTTAATTTCTTGTGATGTAAATTGATTTAAATAATCTTTTTTTTGCTTTTGTAATTTTTTAGATTCTAAATTTGCTATAGCTTCTTCTCTTGTCTTGCCTTTACCAACAAGTCTTGAATATTTGCCTGATTCGTATTTTACTGTTTTCATTTTATTTCCTATAAAAAAAGGCAGCTTATGCTGCTGCCTTTTGGTTAAGTTCTACTGTTTTAAAAACATCTTGTATATCAAATACTGTAAAGTATTTTCTAGTTGTTTTTTCTTTACCAGTTTTTTTGTCTTCTTCTTTTTTAAGAAAGAACAATGTTGCTGCTTTTTTTATACCTTTTAAACTTTTACCAGTAACTCCTTCTAGTTTTAGTGCTTGTTTAAAAGTAACAAATGCATCAGTTTCTTCATATCCTGCTTCATAAAGCGTATCTATGTTTTGTCCTGAGTATTCTTTTTTTGTTAAGTAGTTTTTCATTTTATTTTATCCCGCCTTTCGGCTCAATTTATTAATATAAGATAATTATAATACGAAATGGAATACATATGCAAGTATTTATTTAATTATTTTAATTAACCTATATATTGTGCTTATCAATTCAATAAGATACTATATGAAGTAATTATGCCTATACCTAAACCTAACAGTAATGAGTCTAGGCAAGAATTTATGAAACGATGCATGGGAGATAGCACTATGGTTGATGAATATAATGATTCAAATCAAAGGTTAGCTGTCTGTAACAGCAGTTATAATTCAGATAAAGAAGATTCTTTAGATAGCAAAGAAGAATTACGAGAAGATGTTTATACTACCGAAGAAGAAGCAGAAGCAAGAGCAAAAGAAATTGGTTGTGTAGGTACACATTCTCATGACGATAATGGTAATAAAATCTTTATGCCATGTAAAACACACGAAGAATATACTGAACTTACTGGCAGAGAAGTATTAGGATATGGTAAAAAACCTAAAAAGAAGAAACCAAAAGACATGAAAGATGCATTAGATAATCTTGAACAAACCTTAGAGGTTCAATCAGAACTTAAAGCTTACGATGATGAAGAAGAAGACAAAGACTATGGTACTTTTGAAGGCTATGGTTCTGTCTTTGGTAATAAAGACTTAGGTAATGATGTTATTGAATCAGGAGCATTTGCCAAAAGTTTAAAAAAGAAAAAACCTTATCAAGTTAAATTACTTTATCAACACAAGTCAGATATGCCTATTGGTGTATTTGATACGATCAGAGAAGATGATAAAGGTTTATATGTAAAAGGTCGGTTAGCTTTAAAGACACAAGCAGGTCAAGAAGCATATGAATTATTAAAAATGGGTGCTTTAGATGGTCTATCAATAGGCTTTAGAGTAAACCCACAAGAAGTTTCTTACGATAAAAGAGCAAACAAGCGAATTATCAAAGAAGTAGATTTAATGGAAGTCTCGTTGGTAACATTTCCAATGAACCCTAAAGCAACAGTATTGTCTGTTAAGGGTGAAGAGATAACCATAAGAGAATGGGAAAATGGAATGCGAGATGCTTTCTCCATTTCTCGTTCAGAAGCGAAAGTTGCAGCAAAAGCTGTAACTGATGCATTCAGTCAACGAGAGGTTGGCTCTAATGCTGAATTGGTAGATGCCATAAAGAACTTAACTTTAACCTTAAAATCTTAATATAGGAGATAATTATGTCGGAAGATGTAAAAAACGCTATTCAAGAAATGAGTTCAACCTTTACAGAATTTAAAAAGGTCAATGACGAAAGACTTGAAGCGATTGAAAAAGGCGAGAGTACAGCATATGTGGACGAGAAATTAGCTAAGATGGAAGCTAAAATGGATTCTTATGAAGACATTAATCAGAAACTAACGATTGCTGAAGCTAACGCTGAAAACATCAAAAGCCAACTTGAAAAACTAGAGACAGTCGTAAAAAGACCTAACTCAGGTATTGAAAGTAAGCAAGTAGATGACTACATGGAAGCTTTTGACAAGTATTGCAGAAAAGGACTAGAAGGACTTGATGCAGTAGAAAAGAAAGCTTTAACAGTCAGCAATGACTCAACTGGCGGTTACTTAGCACCACCTGAATATATAAGAGAGCTGTTAAAAGATATAACAGAAATCTCACCTATTCGTAGTATTGCTAGAGTAAGAAGCACAGGGCAAAGAAGTGTACAAATCCCAAAAAGGACTGGTACATTCTCTGCACAATGGGTAGCTGAAAGTGGTACAAGAAGTGAAACTACTGGGTATCAAGTAGGACTGGAAGAATTACCAGCACATGAGCATTATGCTCTTGTTGATATTTCTGAGCAGGACTTAGAAGATTCAGTATTTGATCTTGAAGCAGAAATGCAATCAGAGTTCTCTACACAGTTTGCAAAAGCTGAAGGAGCTGCATTTGTAAGTGGTAATGCTGTAGGAAAACCTGAAGGATTTATGACCAACAGTGATGTTGGTTCAGTAGATTCAGGTTCAAATACTGCAATCCTAGCAGATAGCTTGATTTCATTAGTGCATAACATTAAGTCTGACTATGGTAGAAATGGTACTTTTGTATTTAACAGAAGCACTTTAGCTGCTATTAGAAAGCTTAAAGATACTGCTGGTCAGTATGTATTTCAAACAGGTATGATGTTAGGTGGAAACATGGTTAATACTATTTTAGGTCAACCATATGTTGAAGCTACAGATATGCCTTCTATTGCACAAAATGCTTTCCCAGTTGCCTTTGGTGACTTTAGTAAAGCATACATGATTGTGGATAGAGTGAACTTAGCGGTTTTAAGAGACCCATTTACCCAAGCAACTACTGGTAATGTAAGATACATTGCTAGAAAAAGAGTTGGTGGACAAGTGATTCTTCCTGAAGCCATAAATAAACTTAAAGTAACAGCGTAAGCGAGGAGTAAATTATGAAAGATTTAGGAAATAATTTAACACCTGTCAGTATGACTGCAGCAGTAGTCGCATCAGGAAACGCAACAACTACAACTGGCTCAGAGATAGACCTACAAGGTTTTGAAGGTGCTTTTGTAATGTGTAATTCAGGTGTAGAAGGTGATACTTTAGCTTCAAACTTAAAGTATGAGTTAAAACTGTATCATGGTGATACAAGTGGTTCTCTTACTGCAGTAAGTAGTCAATTAGATGTTACTGATGCTTCTATCGCAACTGATGGAACATGGCTAACACTAGATGATAATGCTGAAACACCACAGGTGTCAGGAATTGGATATGTAGGTGGCAAACAGTATATTAGAGTTGATATTGTCAGAACAGGCAATCACAGCTCAGGTACACCAATGTCAATCTCATGTATCAAAGGATTCCCAAGACATGCTGGGGGTGCTTCAACTTACAGCTTAGCGTAAGTATAAATCAGTGGGGTGGTAAAACACCCCACACTTAATTAAGGAAGAACAATGGCAAGAAAATTTAAAATAGTAGTTCCAAAACCAGCTTCATGTAATGAACATGGAACTGAAGTCAAGCTATATACAGCAGATGAAATAATAGAGTCTGAAGGTACATGGCAAGATGAATTAATGGATTCATTTATAGAAAATGGTTGGGCAATGGAAGTCAAAGTTGATTCAGCAGACGAAACTGTTGAAGTAGAAGCTGATGTTAAAGAAGTCAAAAGAGCAAGAAACGATAAAGGTCA